ATAACACCTACATCATTTTTTAAGTCAACATTTTGCTGAATTTCAATGCTGTCAAGTAGAGGCTTAATGATAGCCTCAGTTTCCTTATATTGAGGGATAAGTATTTGTAATTTCATTCATTTTTCTCCTTTTAATCTTTTAATTTATACGCCGAAAATACGGTTCGAGAAGTATGACCAGTGTGAAGCCGTTTTGTAAGATGCTACTAGTGATGATGGTACGAAGATGGAACCTTTTGTTGACCAGATACTTGTGTTAGAGAACGCGTTCGAATTGCCTAAAATACATATAGATGAATTAATTAAGTAAATTATAGACAATTTGCTACAACTATAGAACGCATAACCACTAATGCTTGTGCATAATGGGAAACTTACTGTGGTAAGGCTGGAGCAATAAGCGAACGCATAACTACCAATATAAGTGCACGCAGGGAAACTTACTGAGGTAAGGCGTGAGCAATAACTGAATGCGTACCTATCAATAGAAACACAAACTGGAAAGTTTACTGAGGTAAGGCTGTGGCAATTGGCGAACGCAGAAATACCAATAGAAGTACACGCAGGAAAACTTACTGAGGTAAGTTTGGAGCAATAGCTAAACGCATACCCATTAATAGAAACACAAACTGGAAAGTTTACCGAAGTAAGGCTGGAGCAATAAGCGAACGCAGAAATACCAATAGAAGTACACGCAGGAAAACTTACTGAGGTAAGTTTGGAGCAATTCTGGAACGCATTACTACCAATATAAGTGCACTCAGGGAAACTTACTGTGGTAAGGCTGGAGCAAGAATAGAACGCAGTAGTACCAATGGCGGTAACACGACTGTTAGTATAAGTACCACTAATAGTTCTTGTAATTATTCCATCTTCCGCACTATTATCAGAACTTCCACTTCCTCCACTTCCGCCACTTCCAACATAAGTACCATTAACTCCAAAGATACTTACACCACTCTTAATATTGCTCGCAACAAGATTGGAGTCACCTGCAACAGTAACACTACCACCAGTATAATAACCAGAAGATACTGCTACTTGACTTGTTGCCTTGGGTGTTATTGTTTTTGCAGCTTGGAATGCCAATTGTTTAGTAGCAGACTTGCTACCAGCAGTTACATAACCAGCAGTTTGGGTTGCCGTAGCAGTAATTAAACCACTTGCATTAACCGTAATAGAAGGTGTAGCCTGAGTTGCGGTTGTAACAGCTTTGCTTGCAGCCATAGAATAATAGCCAGCAGGCACAGTTACGGTTGCGCCACTGGCGGTGAGATTACTTGAAGTTTTGGTCACTATCGTACCAGTAATCTTTTCACCATCAACATAAGCTGTTTTACCACTAAGTATATCATTAGATGTAGCTGTGGCATCGCTAGTATCTATGCCTCCAGCGCCCGCATCGGGCATTGCGTTAAGTTGTGTTATAATTTCCTCTAAAGAGGAATTATTTGTTTGTAATGTTTGATTATAATTTGGCATTGTTTAATTCCTCCTTTTAAGCGCCACCCATATCACCATAACATGTCATCTGGCCGCCATCCGCCCAAAATATCGCAACATATACACCGCGAAGCATGAAAAAAGAATATGTGTTGGGCTGACCATCACAACTAGTATTCATCTCTTGTGCATAGAACAATACACCATTTAAAGCATTAACAGTTTGAGAAAAATAGCCAGCTACTTCGCACATCGTCCCGTTCGCATCCCAATAATATACCGGATTTGCTGACTGATTGCCAACAGTCACCCTAACCGTACCACCACTCGAACCACTTCCACCACCGCTTCCTTCATAACTGCCCGCAACACCAAAGATACTTACGCCACTCTTGATATTACCTGCTACGAGATTCGCGTCGCCCGCAATAGTCTGTGTACCAGATAAATAGGTGCCACTCGCAATAGTCTGATTAGAAGTACTAGGTGTGTATGTGGTTGCGGCTTTACTTGGAATTGTACCAGTAACTTTATTACCCTTAACATAAGCGGTTTTACCATTAAGAATATCTCCGGCAGTCGCAGTAGCGTCAGAAGTATCCGTTCCGCCTTGCGGATTTGCTTTTGTTGTCACCAAAGTAGCAATTTGAGAAATTAAATCATTTTGTTCTGTTAATTCGTTTTCTATAGTAAATGTGCCAGTCACCTTACCATCTGCGCCATAAGCTGTTTCACCAGCAAAGATTTCGTCGGCTGTTGCGGTTGCGTCTGAGGTGTTGGTGCCACCTGAACCTGCTTCGGGAAGGGCGTTGACTTTAGTAAGGAGGGCTTCAAGTTGTGTTGTGTTATTATTTAAATTTGACATTGTTTGTTGCCTCCTTATCAATCATTATCATAAATACTAATCGTTCCGACAGCTCCTGCTTCTGTTGGAGCCTTAAACAATCTATTGTTTGTTGTATATAGCACAGTAATAAACTCAGCCCCTCCACCAACATTGTTACCAACAATGCTCAAATTTGCAATTTGAAGCACTATGGGAGAACCGCATACAACATTTTCAACAGTCAATGAAGTTTCTGAAGGTACTATAGGCGCATAATAATACGGTACCCCATTATCACCATCTTTTACAGTAGTTACAAGACTGGCAATATATCCCTGTTGACAAGTCACTGTCACGGTGCAAGTATCAATACTCGCTCCACCAGAACCACTTCCAGCATCAGGTAAGGAGGCGGCAACTTCTTTTGCGGCATTAATACGAGTAATATAACCGTCCAATGTTGTATTGTTTGTTTGTAATTGTGTTTTATTTGACATTAGTTGTTTCCTCCTTGTTAATCTGAACTCAAAGTAATAGTTACGGCATCTGGTGCGTCTGTGTTAATACTACATACTACAGAGTTGTTTGTAGTTGATAGTTGGTGTATGGTCACCCCATCACCTGTAGCACTTACAATACCTGTTGCATTAGGAAAAAACATAATAGTCCCTTTGACAACATTATTCACTGGTGTGGAACCACCTTTTACATAGTTATAGGCTGAAGTAATTAAGCCTGATGCCTGATTCCCTGTAGCAAAGAAAGAATTAATAAAACTTCCTCCTACGCCGTTAGAAATAATTGTAACAGTACAAGTATCAATACTTCCACCACCAGAACCACCACTAGCCTTACCAGCAAGTTCTGTCTCCAAGGCAGTAATAGCAGTTTCTAAAGAAGACAGTTTAGTAGTATACTCACTTGTTTCAGTAGCAACATCTTCATAGTTACTCGGAATTGCACCAACTGTAATAGCCCCAGTAGTATAAACACCAGAAGCAACGGCAGTCTGTGAAGATGTGCTCGGTGTGATAGTTTTAGCTGATTGAGTAATCAGTTGTTTTGTATTTGAACCACTAACCGTAATTGTACCAGCAGTACCACTCGACACATAACCAGAGGTTACTGTTGGGGTTACGCTTTGGGTACCACTAACCGATGCTGTAATCAAGCCAGAAGAGCTAACCGAGATAGTTGGATTTTTTGTTATTGTTGTTGCAGGAGTTTTAGCTAAGCCAGAAGAAACTGATTTTGTTGCCTGGCTTGCATAATAACCAGCAGGGACGGTGACTGTAGCACCGCTTGCTGTTAAGTTGCTTGATGTTTTTGTTGCAATAGTACCAGTAATTTTAGTGCCACTACCATCAATCGCCTCTTTGCCACTTAAGATATCAGAGGCAGACGCTGGGTTATCAAGCGTAGGGAGAGTTACTCCTCCACTTGCACTTGCTTTGCCGTCAAGTGCCGTAGAGATTTGTGCAATCAAATCCATCTGTTCGCTTATTTCTGTGTTTGCGGCATCTACATCAGCAGTCATTGAGTCGATGCTTTTTGTTATAGTTGTGCCACTGAGTTCTCTTATTTCATCGGCAAGAGCCGTCATTTTAGAATTTATGCTCATAATTACCACTCTCCATTCAAAATGGCCTCGTCAACATAAGTCTTTGCATCTTCAAGGATGATGTTGAGAGTAAATGGAAGAGCAGTGACGGTTGTCGTGCCGTCGCCTATCTTAAAACGAGAGTAAGAATATGTGGAATCTGGGTCGTAGATAATAAGTTCACCATTTTTGGGAACAAAAGTTGTTGCTTTTGACCAATTTTCGGCAGTATCGTGTTTCTGCACAAGTCTGCCCTTAATAATTTTTTCAGTCATTTATATACTCCTTTCAATTTATCGTTTTCAAAATTTGGAGCTATGAGAAAATCATCATTCCAGATTTTCTCGCATTTTCAAAGTTAATATAAGAGAGACTCGCCCATTGGGCGGGTCTCTGAAAGTTGTTTAAAAGTAATTAAGCGGTAACGCCAGAGTCGCCGCAATCGAAGACAAGGACTACTTCAGAGTCCCAATCAATGGTTACAGATGTACCGTTAGTGGTGGCCTTGATGCCGTTACCAGCAACAGAAGTTACGCTCTGAATAGCAGTATCGGCCTTACCGCCCTGCTCAGCAGTTGCATAATTACCCTTTGCCTGGTAAGTGTTGGCAAGATCGAGCGCAGTAATCTTTGCGTCAATCTGACCGTCTACTTCGGTAGAATTTGTAAATGCGGCATCTGCCTCAGACTTAGTATAATATTCACCCTTAGCCTGATAAGCACCCTGTGCCTCAGTCTTAGTAAGAATATCAGCATAACCAACAGCATCAGCCTTCTTTACATAGTCATCTGCGGTCTCCTTAGCCATAGTGCCAAGATCTGCTTCCTGAATTGCGCTGTCAGCAAGACCAAGAGAAGTTTGGACATCAGCCGCAAGCTTACCCTTTGCAATCGCAGCATCGGATGCAATATGACCATCCTTAATGCTTCCGGTCTTTACTTCTGCGCTAATCTTATCGTCAGAAGAAACACTAACAGTTACGGTTGTACCATCAACACCAGTGTATACATCAACGAGACCAGTAAGGGGAATTGTGGTCATATTATTCTCGCCCTTATCCGCATCGGTATTCCAAGTAATAACGAGGTTAAGACCGTCATCGGAAAGAGCGACGCTCTCAATCATGCCATCCTTAATAAAGTCGGTGGCATCAATTTCAGTCTTAGAAGTATCAGAAACAAGCTTAATCTTCTTGTTAACCGAGTCATATTCGATACCATACTGAGTATCTGCGTCATTATCATCTGCGTACTTCTTAGCATCTTCAAGTGCCTGAGCAGCAGAACCATAAGCGTCGTAGGTATTTTCGGCAATAACATCCTGCTTGCCAGCAAGGGCAGTAACCATCTCACCCTTGTATGTATTAAGAGCAGCAGCGGCATCATCACCAGCCTTCTTAGCTTCAGCAATCGCGTTATCCTTGGCATTGGCATAGCCCTGAGCCTCAGACTTGGTAGCGTAATCGCCAGAAGCCTGTTTACCGTCGAGTGCATCCTGAAGACCGTTTACATCAAAAATTTCGTGATCGTGATCTTTTGTGGCATAAGTATCAGTAAGATTAAGTGCGTTGATAGCATCCTTGATAGCCTTTGCTACAGAGCCAGCAGTATTCTCATCGCCCTCGAGCTTGGTTACACGACCAGCGAGAGCTTCCATAGCTTCACTTGTAGCGATGCCCGCATCTGCAATAACACCGTTAACGAAAGTTCTAAGACTTGCCTCGGACTTACAAGCCGCAAGTACATCTGCTGCCTTTGCAGATACAAAGGGAAGATCGCGATAATTACTACCGGTCTCTGCACCAGTACCTACCTTCATTACTACTGCAGGGATTTGTGTAATCTCGCCAGTACTAGGATTGGTATGGTTTTCGGGAATTGTAGCAATCGCTATTTCACCACGCTTCAACACAGGGTTATTGTTATACCAATTGGTATATTCATCATAACGAAGTTGAATGCGAGTTTGTAAAATTTTTTCAATCGCCATAATTATATATCTCCTTTAATTAAATATTTATAAAAAGAGGTAGTATGAAAAACACACTACCCCTTAGTTATTTTATATGGTATTAGAGAGCAGCTCCGCCGCCATTCATAATCAAATACTCACCAGTGGTCTGTACAAGCTTGTTAACATTGATAGCATTTACGGTCATAGTACCATCATTGTTTACCTTAACGCCATTCTCAGCCTCAGAAGACTTAACACCACCAAGAGTGTCAGCATCAGCGATAGGAAGAGTATAGGTAATGTCAGCAATCTTGTCCTCGCCAACAGGAATTGCAACGCCATTGAAGGTAATGCCCTCGATTACGTTAACCTGTGCACCAGCCTCAATGCCATTGAGCTTGCCAAGAAGAGTGTCGGTAAGATTATTCTCAGAAAGACCCTTAAGGGTACCTGCGCGTGCAGTAATCCAAGCATCGAGACCATCTACATTACCCGCAGCAACCTTACCAGAGACGGTAACTTCACCATTTTCACCAAGAACGAGCTTTTCTAACTTAGAAGCCTCGTCAGCAGTGATAAGACGAGAGCCCTCTACCTTATCAACCTTCTCAGCAAGAACTTCTGCAAGAGTAGCAGTCTCACCAGCCTTATTGGTTAAGCCAGAAATCTTACTCTCATCAATATCCTTAAGAGTAAGCTCATTAAGATCATCATCAGCGAGAGCAATTTCGAAATAGTCGGTATCAACAACATCAAAGATGTTCTTCTCAGCTGCATCCCACTTAGCAACTCTCTCGTCAGTAATAGCATCAAGAAGAGTCTTATTGTCGTGCTCGTGTCTCTTGTCTACTGCATCCTTAATATCTGCATTAGTCTGGTCATAAGTATCAAGAAGATTCTTGTTTGCATGGTTATGAAGATCGTCACTAAGAGCATAGTCGCTAAGGTCAACATTTGCCTTCAAACCATTTGCATCCTGAGTAAGCACAACATTGCCAGCCTCGGCCTCGTTAATCTTAAGAGTAACCTTTGCGTTTTTATCGGTAATATTTACATCGATAGCATTCTCGCCGTCTACACCCTGAAGCGCAGAGTCTGCAAGGTCAAGAGAAGCCTGAACGTCATCTGCAAGTTTGCCCTTAGCGATAGCGGCATCAGAAGCGATGTGACCGTCCTTGATAGAACCAGTCTTTACTTCCGCACTAATCTCGTTCTTATTGGAAACTTCAACCTTAACAGTAGTGCCATCAACACCAGTATAAACATCTACGAGGTCGCCAAGAGGAATCTCAGTTACATTATTTTCACCCTTGTCAGCATCGGTATTCCAAGTGATAACGATCTTAAGGCCATCATCAGAAAGCTCAACCTTCTCAATCATACCATCCTTAATGAAAGGAGTTGCATCAACATACTGAGCATCGCCATTAGAAGGAGTCAAAACGATACGAGCGGGATGTCCGCCTTCGCCATCAACCTTGCTCTCGTAACCAAGAGTATAGGTAGTATTTGCGTCGTTATCGTCAGCATACTGCTGGGCATCCTCAAGAACCTTATCAAGAGCGTCCTGAAGACCCTCTACATCAGCAATAGCATGCTTCTCGGGGTGAGCATAAACAACTACCTCTTCGCCATCAATCTTAATTTTGCCGTCGCCAACATTCTCAACCTTAGAATAATCAAGAGCATCTACGGCATCCTTAACGGCCTTGGCAACCGAACCCTCTACATTATCGTCACCGTTGAGAACTCCAATTTCATCGCAAAGCTGCTCATATGTAGGAAGGTCGTAATTATAGTGTACAGTAGCGTTCTCGAAAGCTTCGTTTCCGCCACCAATATAAATCTGGGCCCACTGTTCCTCGGTTCCCTCGTAATATATATCTGTAAGCGAAGTACAGTCAGTAAATGCGCCAGATCCGATAGATGTAATACTCTCAGGAAGTCTAATGCGCTTCACCTCTACATCGCCCTCGAACGCAGAAGGAGCAATTGTTACAACTGGCAAATCAAAATATTCATTTCGAATCCAATAAGAGTCGCCATCAACTGCCGCAGAAGGCGTGTAAACCTCATAATATGTGTTGTCAGATGTGCTATATTCGAGTTCATCAAACCATTCGCCAATGTAATAATTTGTCTTTGCCTCAAGGTTTTCAATAGCAGCAGTGTGGTCTGCAGAGGTCTTTACAAGGCCAGCCTCCTCATCACCAACAATAGCTTCAACCGCATCAACAGATCTCTGAAGTTCGCCAAGCGCAGCATCAGTAGCAATACCTTCGGTCTTCTTATTGATGTATTCAACGATGGTTGCAGCATCAGAGCCTTCGGGAATATTGCCAATATAAGCCATTACATCCTTGGTATTACCAACAGGCTGAAGGGTCATATTAGCATCAATATAATAAATAATAGTTTCGGCATCAGTTACAACTGCAAGTACCTGACCAGGATATGCATTCGCAAGAGTGCCCTCGGCAGGATTGCCCGCCGCATAATTCTGCGCAGCCTCAAGAGAAGCAAATACAGAGTTGGCGTCAAGAGGAAGAGAGTTAGAACGGTTTATCGATACACCGACGTCCCATCTTGCGCCGCCATTTAAATTATCAAAAAAGTCTTTAACAGCCATTGCATTTTACCTCCTCATTAAGCCATAGTTGTAGTAATAGTGTAAGTAGCGTCACCGCTGTTGGGGTTGTCGTTGCTAACATAGAACAAATCATATGCCATACCGCCGTTAGTGGTCTCGGTCTCGTTGGCACAATAGTTGTTCGCACCCTTAATATAAACAGTGGTCTTTTTTACAGTCTGAGGTGCACCATTTACAGAGTGAGCAACACCAACGGATGCAACCTTACCAGCAGGAGCCATGAAGAACATCTGCTGCATATCAGTGGTAGCCATAGAAGTGGTGAAGGAGCCGTTTGCTCTTGTGAAAATACGATTTGCAACAGCAGTGCTATCCTGACGAATAGCGTCAGAATCAAGGTCTGCAATAACAAGCTTATTAGCACCAGATCTATAACCATAGAACCAAGTACGATAAGAGGTATAGCCTGCAGAAGTAGCGGACTTGGAGCCGGCCATAATTCTTATATTCTTATTACCATCTGCGTCGTACTGGTTACCGATGTTAGTAACAGGAATTGCACCATCGTCGTAAGATGCAGTAGCAGTAATCTTAGCATATCCGCTCATACCGTCAGTAGCGGTAAACTTAGAGAATGTGCCAGAGTTAGTAGTCTTGTTTTCGTCTGTAAGGTCAGCGATATCAACAACCCAAGACTTAGCGGTAATGCCAGTAGCAGGGCCATAAGTATAAGAACCCGCATTAAGCTTTGCGTTATAAGTGGGGGTTACCTCAGAACCAACCTCAACAGTGCCCTTGGGCTCAGTGGTCCAAGAAACATAAGCATTAGCTGTTCTGGAAGGATTCTTTTCTTCTGCAAAAATGCCCGCAAAGAAATCCTTAACGCTCTTACCTGCGGCAGCAACTGTAGTACTACCATTTGTAAGAGTCTGTACGGTACCAATCTTGGTTGTGAAGGTAAAGTCCTCATCGAAAATAACATTCTTAGCGCTATAGTTACCGCTGAAAGCAACCCACTCAGTGCCATTCCAACGATAAGCGGTGTGTTCATATTTCTGAGTAACAGTCTCACTCAAAAGATCCTCTGCGATAATTGCCTCCTTAACAATAGCAACATCGTGAGAATTGGGTTCTGCACCATCAAGTGCAGTAGTAATAGCAGCGATGTGATCTCCGTCCTTAGCAACGGTTGCCTCATAAACGTGAGCTTCCTCGCCACCGAAATAGGGAAGGTTGGCCCATGTGGTTACACCGTCGCCAATTTTGACACGCACTTTCTTACCATCAGATGTGGCATCGGGATTAAACTCAATGCCCATTTCACCCTTGAGAAGAATGACCGTGTCCTTGACAGCTTCCCAATTGTTAAAACTGTCGTTGCGCAAAATGATGCGCGTATTCAAAGTGTTCGCCATAATTGTTTCTCTCCTTTAAAATATTATTTATTCATTATTGGCGCTTCCGCCATTAATAACTTCAATGCTTTCCAGATCTCCACTTGAATCAACTTTACCAACGACCTCATATTTAAGGTCGGCCGTATTCCATTGATAGAGTAATTTCTCAGATTCAGCCTTATAAATTACATCTTCCCTACCTATAGAAGGAAAGTCATAATGCGTTTGTGCGTTGACAACGCACGCCTCACCTATATATGGAAGGTCATTCCATGTGGTACTACCGTCGCCAATTTTGAGCCGATTTTCGTCTATGACGAAACCAGGTTCACCTGCCGCCAATACTAAATTGAGCTCTTTCCAACGAGCGGCAGTACCTCTTTTTAATTGTAATGTCGCCATATCTTAAATCTCCCCATAATCCATTGTTCCTGTACCACCAGTGATAATCTGTTGATCTACATATGCCTTTAACTCCTCAGACATAGCATTTACAGATGCTTCTGTTGCAATAACAACATCTTCGCCCTCCGTACCCTCTGGTACACTAATACCAAGCGCCTGTCGTGCGCTTGTTTGGTCTATGCTAAAAACTCCATCGGCTTCGGTCATTGTTACACCTGCAAAACTAATAGAATCAACTCCGTCACCAGCCTCAACACTGGCAATTTCCTCATCAATATGAGCATAAATTTTCTTTTCAATATCTCTTACTGCTCCAACAGTTGTAACGGTACTATACATTTCGCTCTCGGGAATCGTATAGGCGTCAGTTACGGGAGCATAAATCGTTTGAAGCCACTCGGTTCTATCAGGTGACATCATATAGCCGCTTTTAGTCTCTGCTACAAAATATACAACACCATCTGCCGCACAAGGGCACGAGGGTAAGTCGGCCTTAGTTGGTATTACTTTGACACCTTCCGTGTAAGGATATTGACCCTTATAAATCTCTTGCGTATCCTCGCAAAAATAGAGGGCATTAGGGTCGTATGTATCACGTCTAAGATGTCTCTCTTTTGTTGTCCTTATAAAACGTACATTAGCCATTATATGTCCTCCTCCCATTCATATTCGCTTTCAGTTTCGTCTTCAACCCAATCATCCGCCAAGTTTAAATCAACGGGCTCGGGAACAGGCATATCTTCCGTTGCCTCTTGAACTGTCCAGGAAAGAATCTTGTTGTCATCAATTGCAGGTACATAAACCATACTTGGACCACAATCGCAATCTCCACCAGAGCCAGGAATGTCTGGTACAAGTTCTTCGGGAATTGGTGTCACAGGCACACGCACATTGTTCGTGGGAGTGTTTCCACCTTGAATAGACACCAAGAAATAACCCTCGTGAAGCACCTCTTTGGGCACTTTACACATATTGTTTTCATCAAGAGGCTCGGGGTGGTTCTTGCCGCGATAACTGAAAACAGCAGTCTTGGTAGGTACTAAATCCCAGTCGGGTGTGTTGAAGTTGAATTTGAATACGGTATTTGGATAGGAGTTAGCGTAAATTAAACCTGAAGAGTATCTTCTCAAACGAGAATTCGCGCAGTTAAATACAAAAATCTGCACGTCGCATCAACTCCTTTCTTTGTTATTAAAGTTTATAGGAATCACAACTCGTGATTATCCCATCTTTGTTTTGCTTCTCTTGTTTCTGGGCATTTCTTCCATACAAAGACAAGTGCATCCTCTCTCTTTTCAGAGGTATACAATATATCTAAAAAGGCATCATCACCAAGAAATTTAAAATATCTTTGGCACTGAATTGGGTTTGTTAGATATACTGCATCACTCGGACTGTATGATTTGCCCGTAATTTTAGACGTAATCATTTTAATTTTCTCCTTTTTATCAGCGTAAAAAATAGGGATATCATACTAAATCTTATTCAGATGTAGAGATATCCCTATCAGTTATAACTACTTCTACATCCTCTGCTGGGATAATTTCTTTTTTTGATTCTGTATAGCAATCTTTGCTACAGAATCCTAAATCTTTATAATAAATTGGTTTGAAGACGCACGCCCTGCAATAAGCGAAGCGTAGTCCGCATTGTTTGCATACATGGATATCCATATGTGCCTCCTAATTAAAGTAAGAGGGGAGTTGCCTCCCCTCAAACAAGTTGCTTAATTAAGCTCTAAGAGTCTCGTCCTTAACGATAACGATGTCTACAAGCTGCTTCTCTACGTCGCAGTAAGCAGGCATTGCGGTAATCTCAAACGCATGAGCACCGTCTCTTGCCATACCCCACTCAGCCTCACCAGAAAGTTTACCTCTCATGAAGAGGAATGCGAAGTAGATTTCCTGAGAGCAAAGGTCACGAAGAAGAACCTCTGCGGTAACGTCAAGAAGCTCGTTCTCTGCGTCAGCAAGAGCAGTAATTCTCTCACCTGCAGGAGCCTCGATATCGTAAACAACAAGATACTTAGCTCCCTTAGTACCACCAGTAAGTGCCTTAGCTTCAACCTTTACAGTCTCAGATGCGGTAGCAGTCTTGAAAGAACCGTCGGTGTTGAGCTCATAAACAACACAATCACCAACGGGCTCGTAGGTGATGTTTGCTGTACCTTCGTCATTGGCGGTAACCATCTCGAACTTGGAGATAGTTGCACCAGTAGAATCCTTAACTGCGGTACCAACCTGTGCAGCAAGGATAGAAGTATTGAAGAATGCGTTAGAAGCACCGAAAGTAGCACCTCTACCGTTCTGAAGAACCATTACGACGTTGTTACGTGCGTCCATGATCTCTTCGGTTTCAGAAGTAAAGTTAAGTGTAGGCTCGGTGATCTGCTCTGCCCAGAAAGCAAGCTGGCCAGCTTCAATGTTTTTAGCAGCGTTAGCACCTACATAAGTACCAGCGACGGAAATCGCTCTATCAAAAGCGTACTCCATTATGTTTAATATAATTTAAGTGTTACTATTTTCTAAAATGGCCCAGTGAAGTTTTTCACCAGTAATAGGATGTTTGCCAGCAGATTGGCGCTCACCCTTTAAACATCTCGCAACGCAAGTTCTACTTGCAACACCCTCTCTGTCGACCTGAGATGGACCACCATCAAATATTCTGTCTAACTCAATGCAATATATCGCACCATGCTGATCATATTTTCTTTCTTTAGGTACAACCCTCTTAGTATCTTTCGCATCACACCAAGTTAGTTTCTCTCCAGTGATTGGATGCTTCCCGGCGGTATTGCTCTTGCCCCTCAAACAAAGTCTAACACTTGAAGCGCAAGCATATCCTTCTCTCTCAACATCGGCAATGCAGCCAAATATCATATCAAGTTGTGGACAATACACGGGACGCGCATTTGAATTATTGGCTCCATAACTTCTCGCCTTTGCAGATTCAGACATTTTTTCTCTTGTCTCAGAAGAAAGAATTTTATTAGCATTACCACCCAATTCAAGATTATAACTATATTTGTTATTTAAGCAGTTAAAATAATCAATGTAATAAATCTCTCGTTCATTCAATAAAGACGTTTCACATTCTTCAACTATGTAAAAATAAAAATTATGTTCTTCATACTTATTCCACGCCCTCTGAAGATGCTCGTTACGATGTCTATTCCCATCTAATTCTCGTCTATGGTCTTTCCATCTATTCTGTATGTCTATTGATTGTCCTATGTATTTTTTGTGATTTACTAAATTTTCTATGCAATAAATTCCACATATAGCCCTCATCTTGTCCACCTCCTTTATAATCATTTTGTATTGTATAACTTATTTTTATAACACTTAAATTTTGGATTGTCAGTCCACAATATCGCTATAAACTAGCCTCGCGCTTTCGCACGAGTGCAGATCATATCATAATCCTCTGTGTAGGATTCCCACCACTTCGGCAACATTGACTACTTGTCACCTACGAGATTCCTCTCTGATCGTTGAACTTTACTCTATTCGAGTCTTAGATGCTGATTGCCCATTATATAACACTTAGGATTTAACCATATGTCATTCTATTTATTTTTTCTACTTTCGTCACATTCGCACTTAGGCGTATTTCATCCTTATGCTGTAGTTAAATAGACTTTAGGGTGTTCCAGCAATTCAATGGGTTATTTTATCATACATATTACTATATATGGGCATTATTAGCGGCTAACATAATTAACCGTGCTAGTGCCATAATATTTTCCTCCATTTAATAAAAATTTTTATATTATAATTTTAATAACTCAAATTAGAAAGGTGTGATTATCTAACCACACCATCGGCAATTGCCTTGCCTTTATTATTTTCATCGTCTGTTATATTTCTAGTCCAATTAAGAACTGTCTTGTCCATTTTCTTGGTATCCACAAATCCAGAATACATACCACCTAATGCGGCATCTGCCTGAACTATTACATTGAGCCTCGACAAATCATCCATAAGTTCAAATATCCCCATTTCACGAATATAATCCATAGAATATCCTTGTCTACACTTAACCGCAGAAATCACAGGTCTCAAGAAAGACTCATATGGCTTGTTCTTTGCCATTGCGGCATCTTGACGAGCCAAACGAATCAACTGCTTACGAGTAATCTCGTTACCAGCCTTTTTGACCTCTTTCTTGAAGTTGTGCATCTTACGAATATATGTGGTCAATACTTCGTGTATAATCGGCGTAATCACAATGGGATTTTCATCGTTCTCGGTGCCCTCATACACCAATACAACCTCTTCTGTCTGTCCATATGGACGGGGTTTAAATTTAGTTAAATCTAAATCTCCAAGAAGAAGATGTGTTGCTTCCGGCTTGAAGGTTTGACAAAGCATCATAAAGAGTTCAAAGTCTTTAACCTTCATATAGTTGAGTTTCATGTCATCTAATTGTACCATCATACTACTAGGTGTAGCACAAAGTTGTTGCGCCATAGAAAAATAAGCGCTTTCGCCAAACTCGGCGACATCTCGAACTTTGGGACACTTTAACACAATACCATTTGCGATTTTTATATCCTCAGACATATAAAGCTTAAGTTCGTCTACTTGGAAGCCTTCCATAACTTACCTCCGATATTCATAAGGATTAGTTCTCAACGGCTTTGTAGAGTTATTATCTACAATCTCAAACTTCAATGTGCGAGTCAGATAGTCGGTGTCTGTTGCACCTTCAGCGTTACTCACCAAATTTAATTGTGCTCCCAACTTGTCAGATAGATTGAAAATATCTCTAATCAGATACCCCAAACAGTCATGCCTAGCCATACCAAAATTAGTTTTAGCTAAATCTTTATGGACAAATATAACAAACTGAATATATTGATTTTTCATTACCTCATTTCGTGGCGACAGCCCCATATCGCTAATAGAAAAGGTAATATAATTTTTGGATTTATCTTGTACGCCGGGGATTCGTATAAAAGGCCATATGGACTTATATAATAATTCCTCGGGACAAGAAGG